TGAGGTACTCGAAGGTGGTTGTAAGTAGGCAAATGATGAATGTATATCTGTAGCTGAAAGCATGAGGGTAATAACACTAATCCCTCGCCCTTGGCGAATAGACCTATTTTATGCAAAGGATAAAGACTAGGAGTCTTTTCGTAGGTCTAAAAGTTTCGGTGGTTTTTCGCCTCCTATCGGCCACCGAATATTGCGTACTTACGGTTCTTGTTTTTTTTATTTTTATTTCAAGATACTTGTGGTCGCAAATATACCTAAGGCAAGGTAGTAGCCGTAATGAGATATCATCCTTGCCTTTCGTATAAAAAAATAATACTTCTTGAATATGGAATATGCTCTTGGTAAGAAATTTTTTAACAAGGTCATTCCTCAATTCGTAGAAGCAAGAAATAAAAAAGGCATTACACAAGCTAATCTTGATGACATATTAGGAGTAGCTAAAGGCTTAGTATCTAAATGGGAAGTCGGAATTAGAAAACCGAGTGGTTATTTATTTTGTTGCTGGGCTGATGCATTAGATTGTGATATTGTATTAGAATTGAGGAAAGATGAGAATAATATATCAAGATAAAAAATTATATATCTCATTAACTAAAGATGAGATTAATAATATCAATAAAAAGGTAGGATCACCTACCGAAATACATATAGGTAATTTAAAAGTTTTACATGAAGATGTAAATAAAGCTGTTTTTGAAAACTGGAAGGACTTGATAAATGCAGAATATCAATGAACTACTACAGAAAATAGCTAAACAACTAGAAGATAGTAAGCTCTCTCCAATGGAACGAAAGCAAAAGAAGAAAGAGTTTATTACTAAACTAGGTTATCGTTATTTGAATCATAACAAAGCAAAGTGGTTTGACTACTTGTACAATTCAAAGAAGGTAGCCGAAAACAAAATTGTATATTATGAAGCAGAGTTATTATACAAAAAATACAGAGAGGAAATAGACAGATGGAAGGACTACAAACACAAGAAAAGACTAAAGAGTTTCAGGTCTTAAAAACTATTGGTGGCAGTGATGCTAACAATATTGTTCTTGGTACTTATGCTGAATGGCGTAAGATTGTTGAAGATAAGATCAATGAAGTAACTACTGATCTATCTGATGTATTGCCTGTGCAAATGGGCATAGCAACCGAACAGTTAAACCGACATTGGTTTACTAAAGTAACTGGATTACCAGTTCATACTTCTAATAATATATGGACTGATCCAGATAAACCATATGCTCATGCTAGAGTAGATGGACTAATTCATTCAAATGAAAAAGGAGATAGAGAAGGCGAAGAAGCTATCTTTGAAGCTAAGCATACTAATCCTTTTAAACCTGTAACAGATCAGGTACAGAAATACTATGGTCAGTTACAACATTACATGAATGTATTAGATTTTAATCAATCATATTTATCAATATTTTCTGGTAACATGAATCATCATATTTTTAAAGTCGATAGAGATGATAAATATATTACTGATTTAGTATTAGCAGAAAAGTATTTGTATTTATGTATTAAAGATAAAACAATACCACACCATGATTGGTATGAGGATTATCAAAAGAAACGTAAAACACAATACTTAGTAGAGGAGATAGCATGACTTATCCAAATAGTGCTGGTTATACTAATAAAACTACTAGTAAAGAAGCAGCCGACAAGATCAATATGCAATATCCAAGACAGAAATTTGCTGTCGAAGATGTATTTAAGCATGGTGATAAGCTATATTATTCAGCAGATGAAGTAGCTAAAATAACGAAGATGAATCTTATAAGTGTAAGAGCTAGAGTTTGTGAACTAGCTAAACAAGGAATATTATTTGATTCATTTCATAAGACTAAGAATGACAATAACAGAAATGTTATTTGTTGGATTCACAAAGATAAGACTAAACTAATAAAGGAGTTATATAAATGAGTGAAACAGTAAAAACTAATAAACAAATCTGGGATTTAATGAAAGTTACTGATCCTAGATTTACCAAAGATGTTACTTTTGGTAGAGGTTTTACCAGTATTGATCCAATGTATCAGATTGGTAAGATGACAGAAATCTTTGGCCCAGTAGGTCATGGATGGGGATACAATGTACAGTATCATTATGCTGATACATATGTAGCCGCTGAAGTCAAAGTATGGACACATGACAAGAAACATTGTTATGGCCCTGTATGTTCTATGCTACCTCTTACAAACAGTAAAGGTAAGTTTGATGATGAGGCTGGTAAGAAAGTTATGACAGATGCACTTACAAAAGCATTTAGTCATCTTGGTATGTCAGCTGATGTATTCATGGGCTTGTTCGAGAGCAGTAAGTATGTTGAGCAAGTCAAAAAAGATTTAGGTATCGGTACTGATAAAGTAAAAAAGATATCCTAAGCCAGTTGGGCCTTGACAGTTCTTCGCAAAATGTGGGGGATGATGTTGTCAATGTGCCCATTTGGTAGTCTTGCATCATCCCCCTTTACAAATAATGAACCATGTTACTGAACTAACTGAAGATAGTTTTATTATTGAATTGTGTATTACTTGTAAAAAAAAATACACAAGAGCTATGATGATAAAATATAAATCAAAATATAAATGTATAGTTTGTAATAACAGAAAGGAAAAGAATGAGAACAATGCCTGATATGTGCTACCATGATATATGTAATTCATTGGTAGAAAATTATAATGGTGAAGATCATTATGAAGTATGTCATAATGTATACAAAGGAATTGCTTGGTACAAAAAATTATTGTATCTAACATTCCTTGGAAGATCATATTTAGATAGTGTGATTGATGAATGTGTCAGAGAGCGACACGAGGATTTACGATAGTGAGAAAGGAGATAAATATGAACTCATTAAATGTACATCAAAACCTAATAAATAGTAAACCTAAAGCTACGGATAAAAGATATTATCTAGGAGCTACCGTACCAGCAGAAATGTATGTAGAGGTTAAAGACTATTTACGAGAGTATAATATTAATCAAAGTAAATTTATTAAGACTTTAATTATGAATTACTTTGCAGATATTGAAAAGAGGTTAGATGACAATAAATAAAGCAATACTTCTTGGTAATCTGGGTGCTGATCCAGAGATCAAGATAACCACAACTGAATCTAAGTTTGCTAGATTGAACCTAGCTACTAATGAAAGATTCAAAAACAAGGATGGTGAACTACAGGAGAAAACACAATGGCACAATGTTGTTGTATTTGATCCTATGATTGCCGACACAGTAGAAAAATACTGTAAGAAAGGTCAAACACTTTACATTGAAGGTCAGATCGAAACCAGAAAGTATGAACAAGATGGTGTAACTAAGTACACTACAGAGATTGTTATTGCCAAATACAAGGGAATGCTTAAAATGATAGGCAGACCAGAGGGTTCTGGCAAAACAGAAGATGCTAAACCATCAAAATCGTCAGATGATGATGTAGCAGATATTCCTTTCTAGATTAATACTTAATCATACAGGGGAGCGTAAAAGCACCCCCTGTATGGCTCTTAAAACGCTATTTTTTCCACTTCTCAGCGATCTTTTCACCACTTCTACCAGCAATATACCCACCAACACCAATTGTTAGCAAATTCCACATAGGATCAGGTATTGACAGTTCGACTGTCGTACCGAATATTATGTTAGCGAATGGCATTAATATATAATTGTTAAAAATTACTATAATACATATCCACATCAGAGCTGGTCGCCAAGTTGCAGTAAGCCAATGCTTACTACTTGCTTCAGATTGAATGATGGAAGCCGCACTTTGTAATTCTTTGCTATTGTTATCTAGCATTTGAGATGTTATTTGAGATTTAAGTTTCTCTGCTAAGTCTTTATCTTGTACTGACTTATCCACAACACCTAACGCTATCTTAGCAATAGGGCCTATAGCTCCTAATAAATTTAACATTAGCTAAACAACAACATGGCTAATAGTATACCAGCAGCTATTACCCAAACTTTATATTCGGTTAATAATGGCTTATATTTAGCCCACATATCTTTAATCATATCCATGTTCACTCCTTATAAGTAAATATTTCCATCCCATGATCCACTCTTTTTGAGAACCATAGGAACAATGTAAGGTATACCTTCTGTGATAACTCCACAAGATAATACTGGCTTTGATAAATTCACTTTCATATAGGCCATAGCTAGTGATTTCTTATCTACAAGGCATCCTACAGACATACCCCAGTTTAAATTAAAATCATTAGCCACATACTTTATCTCTGATACCGTATGAAAATGGCCCTGTACACAGCTTTGGGATGTTTCCCTAACAGCTTTTGCTATATCCTTACAAAACTGATGTGCAAAACAAATTCTTCCTTTTTCAGTTTCAATAATATGTTTTTCTTTCCACACCCACCCTTTTCCAACTTCTAATATCTCATTGTAATCTTTAATAAAGAATTTAGACATACCCTTTGCCATGGCTCGTCTAAGCACCATAGAACCATGATTAGATTCTAGTAATACCATTTTAGGAAAAATTTTTTCTAGCTGTTTACATAGGGAACGACCACCGAGTAACTCATCAGCTGGGGAAGGTAAATCTGGATTAATAACATGACTTACATTAATGGAGTGCCAATCCATTTCATCCCCTATGTGTACAACTGTGTCTGGTTTGTATTGCTTATTTAACTTACTTAAGAAAGGAAATAGTGATTCGTGATGATACGGAAAATGACAATCACTTATAACTAATATTCGTTTAGACACGAATTTAGATTAAATAAAATTATGTAGATTGTATAGTCTTACTTGTACAGAATCCTGTACTGTATAGATCAGGTAAATGACTTACACTATCTCTAATACGAGTAACTTCTTGTTTACATTCTTCTATTGTATTAAACTGATGTTTTGTTATTTCTTTAATACAAGTATCTTCTAGTGAAATTTCTGTATTTTGTAAGCAGAATACCATAATAAGAAATATTTTTGTCATCTTAAACCTAAAAGGTCTGTAAAGAATATAGTAATTGCTACTATTAATCCACCGAATATAGCTACTGCTTTAATACCACCAGCTCCCATATTCATTCTCTTTTTTAATTCTTCAATGTCTTTTTTGTTTTCTACTAAATCCTCATGCATAGAATCTAACTTTTGTTCGATTGCTGCTAATTTTGAGGGTATATCCATTATGATGGTTTCTTTATTGATTGGATAAATTCTTTACCCTGTATAGTTTTTATTTCTGCTTCAACTTCAGCACAAGTTATTTGTACTGAATCTGACATATTTCTTAACATTTCTCTTTTTGATTTAAGACAGTCGTGGACTGATGGCATAATAGTATGTTCAATTAATACTCCTTGACTAAATAGTAGTAATGCTATGACTGTTTTAATGACCATTGTTTCTAATTTTATCTTTTAATTCTTCAATATCAGATAGAGCTTTTTCCATATCAGTTTGTAATCTCATAATATTTACTTTGTTATGGGCCATATTTTCTAAATCTTCTGACATACCTTCTACTTGTCCAGCTATAAATTCTAATAGCATAAACTGTTCCTGATCTATAGGTATCTGACTTGCATTCTTAACAAGATCAGCTTCAAATAAAGTAGCTCTAGTTTCTATATTATTTAGCCTTTCTATAATACCAAAGTATGCCCAAACAGCAGTAGCAGTAGCTCCTAATAAACCAATAAGGTTTTTAAGAGGTAAACCTATCTCTGTTTTTTCTGATAAACTAGGCATTGTCTGTAATGATTGCAACTACTGTAAATAAAAAAAGTATTGCTACTAAAAGTTTCATCTACAAATACATTCACCGTTACAAAATTCACACATTATGGTTTCTCTGGAAATACCACATCATCTGGATTAGATGTAGATGTAGGTAAATCTCTTAATTGTTGTCTATAATTACTCATCTCAGTTGTCATGGTTACATCTGATAGAGCATAAAAATCTGTTTCTGCTAGGAGTATATTTCTAGTTTCTCTAACATTTTCCCACTTTTGCTCAGTTGTGAGGATATTTTGTCTATGTGTAATATCATAAGAAGAACCATTCCAAGTATCACCAATATTTCCTGTGTGGTTAGTCGCTACGACTTGACCTTCACCTACTAAAAAAGTAGGAACATTGTTTATATCTTCTACCTCGCAAACATTTTCTACGACATTACTTGTTGAATTTAAAATACATATTTTCATTTTACGCAAACTCCATTATTACTACGATACCTGCTTTACCATTACCACCACCTCTAGTTGTTGATGAATTATGTTGTACAGCTCCATTACCCCCTGCACCAAAAGCATTTGCACTTTGGCCAGAATCACCACCATTATTTGCTGTTCGTAATGAGTTAAATCCACCAAAGAAAGAAGGACCGCCAGTATTTGCTTGAACGTTTATTGTAGAACTACTTCGAGTACCTGGCTCATTTACAGCTCCAACATGACCATCCATATTTAATTGACCACCAGATGCACCACCACCTCTACCAGCAATACCAGAAGCTATAGCTCCTCCACCTAAGTCTATACCATAACCACCGCCTCCACCATAACCAACTATTGAAGCTCCTGTACCTGCAGGGTTAAAAGTAGTAGTACCGCCAGTACTTCCATTAGCATTACCATTTGCACCACCACCTCCTGCACCAATAGTTACTGCAGCATTAGCACCAAGTTCGGTAGCATTATAGGTTCTAAAAGATGTTCCACCTCCACCTCCTGCACCAGAACTTCCATATACATAGGATGCAGCATTTGATACTATACCACCAGCACCACCACCACCGCCTGTTGCGTACACATTTACAAATTTAGTGCCAGAAGTTGGGGTGTAAGTTGAAGTAGAAGTAACTACTACTGTATTAACAGCAGAAACACCAGCTGGTACATTGGTTAATGCAGAACCATCACCACTAAAAGCAGTAGCAGTTGCAGTTCCTGTAATTGTAACACCACCAGATGCAGTTTCTAATTTTTTACTATGGTCATGGTATAATTCTACTGCACCATCAGTAATAAACCTTGCCATAAACTCAGCATTTTCTTTTTGAATATCAACACCAGTTCCATTACTTCTTAGTTCTAATTTACCAGTTCCTACTTCTTCGATAATAGAATGAGAACCATTATGGTAAATCTCTAGGTCGTTCCCTGTACCAACTTTTATCTTATCGTTATCAGCTAAAAGAATGTCATTACCATTAGAAGCTAAATCCCCACCTAACTGTGGTGAAGTATCATTAACTAAATCACTAGCTGGTACATTATCTAACGCACCAGATTTAACATCACCATTAGCATCTAATAAATCGGATAGGTTTCTTGTTTTACTCATCTGCTATTGCTCCATAATCTCCATTTAAGGCATTTTGATATAAGGTTCTTCCATGTTCTTCAACATCATCATGGGTAGCTGTAAAAGGTAGCCACTCATCTGGAAAGTGTGAAAACTTAGCTTCACAATCTATGTCTTTAATGGGATTGCCTTCACTATCTAAAACATTTTCTGTACTAGTAACATTACCTTCGTCATCAAAAGTATAAGTTTTTCTTGTTTTATATTGACAGTTTCTTACTTCTAAAATTTCTATACTCATTTTATGAAATCCTTAACCACACAGTTGAATAGTTTGATGTACCACCAGTCCATTTTCTACCCATAGCTCTCCAAGTGCCAGAAGCATTACTACCACCTACAGTTCCACCACCAGAACTCCACTCAAGACTAGAACCAGCTATTGTTGAACCTTCAGTAAAAGTTTGACTGTTATTATTGTGTCTTAATTGACCATAAGTACCTACAGCACCTACAGAAGCACTAGCTGTAGAACTAAGAACTTGTGAAGTTGATGGAGCGGGAACATTTTGCAATGAACCACCACTAGCAACAGTTGTTCCATTAGATATAAAAGCCATTATTCTATCTCCGTTAAATTAAATTTATATTTTTTACCATTTTTATTATTCAATAAGAATAGATCATTTTCACCTTCTTGAAAAGTCCAAGAACCTTTTGTTCCGTCTATATCGTTTCCTTTATCTAAACCTTCGTTACTCATGTGAAAGTCAGAGGTATATACATTTCTCCATACTTTTGATGAAGAACCTAAATCAATTTGATTTGAAGTTGCT